CTCTACTATAGCCATCATTGCTTTTTTATCACCTTGTTGTGATTGTTGTAACAACATTTGGTATAATACATCTTCAGTTTTTTGTTTAGTAATTCTTTCATTTATTTGTTGTAAGTTTTCTAAACCATCCATTTCTTGTTGCATAGTTTCTCTGTCTATAATTCCAGCTTGCATTAGTTGTAATCCAGTAATTATTTTATTAGGTGCGTCAAAAGAAGCCATAGCACCATACTTTCTTCTAGTTACATAATTCTTATCTATATCACTTGAAGGTTTATAATTTTCAGAAAACGCTGCACCTTTGTATGTACCTGTTAAAGGTTTTCTTGTACTGCTAAATAATATTTCATCTAACTCTAATCTTTTAGCATCTATTTCTTGTAAAGCATATTCTAATATTGTGTGATACTCAGATACCATTTGACCTACGCCAGATTCCAGTTCTTCTAGACCTCTACCAGTTACAAAGGAATTAGGTGATATAGCATCGTCTTGAACTGGATATCCAGCAACAACTCTGAGTTGTCTTTCTAATCTACCGACAGCTTCAAATAACTGATAAGGTAAATTTGTTACAGGTTTTACTACTTGTGAACCTGGTGCTAAATAGTTAATAGCATTTCTACCTTTTCTATATTGACCTGATTCTATTTCTCCTACAATATTTGTTTCTGTAAATACAGCATCTTCCATAGCAATAACTGATAAAATGTTTATTTTTGCCATAGATGCCATTAAACCAATAACTTGGTCAAACTGTCCTTGTAACCTATCAAAGCTAAATCTTTTAGCTACAACAAAAGCTGGACCTGATTGTAATGGGTTAGGTACAAAATCTACAATTTTCTTTGATGCAACATGTACAACATATGTACCTTCTAGATTCATATACTCTAAAATTACATCTCCATTTTCATCAGAGTTTTCCCAGCTACCATCATCTGTGTATCTTAAGTTGTAGCTGTCGTAAGAATTAGTATCTGAATCTTTTGCTTCAAAGTATGCTTTTAACTCTGGATACATTTCCATTAACTTCCTTATAGGAACTTTTTGTATAATTGCTAGTTCATCTGGTTGTTGTGTATTTCCAAAATAACCAGGAAAGCAATCATAAGGATTTCTTAATTCTGCACAAGGATACATATGACCATTCATATCCATCTTTGTTGTTATAACCCATACGGCAAATCCGTAGCCTGGCAACCATCTAGCTACTTGTGGTAGCTGTAACTCTAATTTTTGCATACTATCATATGCAGTAATAATTCTTTCTAATTTATCTTTTTTACTTTTGTTTCTTTGACTATCTCTTGCATTTGTAATGTGTACATCTAATGACGGTACTTTACCTATTTTTTGAGATAACCTATCTAATGCTGACAACATTAAGTTAGGTGCTGGTATTGTATATGCTTCGTTGTTATCTAGTCCAGGACCTAGTAATTGTCTTATTCCATCTTCTCCACCATTTAAGATAGCTCTAAATCTTGCTCTGTCTATAAGAACATCATCATGCATTCTTTTTAAGTATGATGCTCTTTCAATAATATCTTGTGGCTTCATTTAACTCCAGGGTGTTTCATTCCATTGTACACTATTATAGCCATCAAAACTAGGAGTGTACTCTATTCCTATATCAGCATAGACGAGTTTTGTCAACTGTCTAATAACTTTCATAGGAAACCAACTTGCCATAACAACATCTGATTTATAACCTCTTCCACCTTTACCTTTAGATGCAAAGTAAACTAACTGCTTTGTATAAGTTATAGACTTACTTTGTGCGTCTGCATCATAAAAAGGCAATTGTATCATTTGGTCATTAAACATTGGTGCTAAAGAAGTTACACCAAATTTTTCATCCCATTTGTTTTTATGAGTTTCGTGTCCTTCTAGCTTTATGCCTTGTATGTTACAATACTCTTTTATTCTTTGGTCTTGTCTAATTGCTTTTTGAAAACCATTTTCTTCAATAACCCAGTGATAACACCCATACTTTTCATTCCAAAGTTTTATTAAAGAAAATGCTTCATCTAATCCACCACCTTGATGATTTTCCATATCTACCATAGTTAACTTAATTGCAGTAGAGTTTGTTTCTACAGCCCATAAAAATCCTGCTTGATAACCTGTAGCTGCTGGGTCAAGACCTGCAACTAGGTAAGCACCCTCTGGTACATAACCTAATGGCATATTAGGGTCATAACATTTTTCTATTTGTTCAGGATTAAATAATCTAAGACTGTCGCTATAAGCTTTATTAAGATATACCATTTCAAAATTCTTTAACCCACCTGTAGTCATAGCATCACGCTTTCTGTCCATTAACCATTTGAAAGTTCTTTTATTACTCCATAACATACAATCTACATGGTCTTCTTCTTCAAACTCCGCAACAGTACACAAACTGTCATGTGCTTCTTCTACTATTGTTTCCCACGCTTCTGACTCTAATAAAGCAGAATATAAATCTTCAGGATGCTGTCTTGAACCTATAACCAACATAGCGGTATGTTCCTCTTTTCTTGAACCAAGAGTTGTTGTCCACCAATTCTTTGTATTGTTTCTTGATGATGGTTGCATTGTAGAACTGTGGTCTTCAATGTCATCTGCAATAATTATGTCACAGTCACGAGAAAGTATCTTACCACCTCTACCAATACCAATCATTGTAGGTGACTTAATACCTGAAACAGTTCTTGTAGATACTGTAAATCCATTTCTTGACCACATTTTACCTGCTCTAGTTGCTGGCTTAAAAGAACCATTAGGTCCACAAAAATCTTCTTTAAGTTTTTCGTTTTGTTCTAGTGTATCCATTACAGACATAACAGAGTTCATAGCAATATCTTCGTTACCACCTACCCACATAATTCTTATGTTTGGATTTCTACAAACTAGCCATATAACAAAATGTATAAGTAGTTCTGTTTTACCGTGTCTAGGTGGGCTAAGTATCATTTGTTGTCCACCATTAAGTAATGCTTTATTAATTGACTTTATCCATCTTTCGTGAAAGTCTGCTGTTTCAAAAGGTATGCCTTGTTCTGTTAAAAAATATCTATCTCTAAATTTTGTAAAATCTTCTAAGGATTGTTTAGCATCATCTGATACTTCCCATTCTGCAACTTGTTTATCTTTTCTTACATCTTCTTCAAATGCACCTAGTAATCTAGATATGTGTGCTGGTGTACATTTAAGTTCTTCTGCTATTTGATTTCTTGTTAGCCTGCCTTGTATAAGGTCCATAGCGTAACCTTCATTTACAAACTTATCGTATAAAGCACCTCTACGAACTTGTGTAACTTTACCTTTGTTTACTTCTTTTATTTCTGGTTGGTATTCTCTACCTTTTTCTTTATATCTAGCTTTTCGTTTAGATTCTCTATAGTAACAAGTTTTACCACAGTATTTAGTTTTACCAGGAGGTAAAAGGTTTTCGCATTCAGGTGCAATGCAAATTACATTTTTTACCATTTTGTTTTGTTAGCCCAGTATGCTGCGGACATTTTGCCCTTCTTAATATTTTTAGCATGCCTGGCTTTAAACGATTTTCTCCTAGCTTTTTGTTTTGCTGATGAAGGACTTTTACCTGCACCTCTTACACCTTGTTGTCCAAATCTAATTAATTTTAATTTATGTCCTTCTTGTGCTAATACTACATGTGACTTCGTAGGATGTTTAGGTGTACGCTTTGGTTTGTTAACACCTTTAAGTTTATGCTTTTTTAGTAAGTTTTTTTTCCTAGTTTCGTGTGCCATTACTTACCTACTTTTTTCTGAGCAGCTTTATGTGATTTGGAAAAACTAGAACCACGTCTCATAGAATTATACATATACTGAATATGTTTTTTTGTATGATGTTTAGAATGTTTCTTCATAGCATTTTGTTGAGACTTAGTTAATTTAGAAATATCTACACCTTTTACTTTCATTTACGCTTCCTTTTCTTAGTAGCTCTTGATTTCTGTACAGCTTTCAAATCTATATACTTACCTTCTTTATAAGCTTTTGAAGTCGCCTTAATCTCACGAGCAACAGAACTCTTTGAATTTTTTTTATTCTTAAGGTATTTAGCTGGTACTCCTTTTTCATATTTAACTTTTTTTCTTGCCACTCTTCTTTCCTTTTTTCTTTATATCATTATCTTGAGAATGACCACCCCTAATAAAAGAGTTAACTCTACCCATAGCCCAAGCAGCCATAGAAGCTGATTTACTTCCTGAAGAAAGATACGCACCCTGTCCACGCCTGTATACTTGTGCCAATTGACTATAAGTATATTTGCTCTTTGCAGCTTTCGCTTGTAAAGTTTTTTTAGTTGCTGCATTAATAGGTTTTCTTTTTGGTTTACTTTTTGGTGGCATTTATTTTCTCCATATTTTCATTATAGTCTATAGTAAATTTTTCTACTAAAGTATCTATCTTTGATACATTAGGTTTTTTATTTATCAAAACACTTCCACATGCTTCTGATAAATCAATAGCCCACTCCTTTAGAACTACTGGGCTACTGAAAATATTTACTCCTTTTTTTATTTTAGCCATGGGATATTAGTACCCCATACTCTTACTCTTCCTCTTGGATGAGTATCTCTTTTTTTTGCCTTTTTTTCCTATTGGCACGATTTCTCCTAACTTGTTTGTTGTACTCTGTACAACCTAGATTAACACATTTCCATATGTTTTTCTCTTTTGCTATTAGCTTTCCACACTTATTACAGTGATTGTTTTGCATTTAATATATTATACTAGATTTTAGAGTGGCGTAAGGTTTTCCTCCTTTTACCTTACGCTGCTCTAATTTTATCTATCAAGTGATAGCTAATAGTAAATTCGCTTGCTACCCCTGTTTCCAGTACGCTCTTAATTGGCACTATCAAAGAGCGTGAAAAAAAATTTTTATTTTCAGCATCTACAATTCTGTATTCTTGATTAATAATCCAATCAGTAATGTATGGTATAAGATGCTCTGGATTCCAGTAAAGGATACGGTTGGTTGGATAAATCCAGTACATAAGAAAATCAGGGAATGTTTTTAATGCACATCCTATACGCTTATCTGTATCCCCATACACTATTTGTATTTCTAATGCTACATTCCCTGTATTTTCCGCCCTGGTGTCAGTTTTTACTTCTATATATCTTGTGCCTAGTTCGTTGTTAATTACAAACATATCTGCACCTTTTAATTGTTCTTCTTTTCTAGCATCCCTTACTATAAATTTAGATTTACCTTCTTCTGTTGTTTGTGATTGATAATATAACTTAATAAGTTTTTCACCCTGTTTACCTATCTCTAGTTGTTCTTCAAAATCAAACATTATCCCTCCTTGATTTGTATAAATTTATTATAGTACTATAGTAATTATACAGGCATCTTAAACTACCTGCTTTAAGAAATAGTTTTTGAGAACAGGCAACTTATATAAAGTGGACTAGCAGGACCATGTTAACTAGCGTTAGAGGCTATTACTTCACATATTTATTTATAAGTCAAGTCAAACAAAACAATGTCGCTACACTTATTTTCTGGTTGGGAGGGAGTGACACAGGGCTCGCTGTACTCACTTTACATTCACAGTAAAAAAGTATTTATAATACTTTCTCTTTACTGTAAATGTGTGTTAATATAGGACAATAGGAACGGTGGTGTAGATTAATTATCTATAC